AGATCCCTCCGTTGTTTCTGAGTGTAACCAAAATATAACGATTCTGCACAGCAAAGGATTGTAATCACTGCAGAAAATGCACAGATCACAAACTGATCACAAACTGCCCACAAACGCCGCACAAACTGCCCACAAATTTACGACACTAAACCCCTGTAATCATTGCACTTATTTTTTTCAGCCCACAAATCGACCACAAATAGACCACAAACAGCGCACAGATTGCCCACAAACACACAGAAAAAGTGCAATAAAATCAAGGGGATACGTCGACATAATAACAATAATTACAATTACAATTAATAATTTAGCCAGTTAGTCAGATAGAAAAAAAGTGAGATGCTCCAAATTATAAAGAAGAAACAAAAAAGATCAAATGGGGATCTTTCGTCTACGTTGTCGATTTTCACGATGCTGTCTAACTATCTATCTGTCTATATATCTATTTAATTTCTTCTATTTGTATAAATATGTTTGTAATACCTAATCGAATACCTTATTATAAATATGTACACAACAACGGAGCACAAAATGAAAAATACAACAGTTAGAAATCTAGAAAATACACATGCAAGAATCTGTCAAAGATTTAGTCAGAACCCAGGAATAGAACTCGAAGCGATTGGCAAGGCAATCGAGTCGGGTTTAAATTTGAACGATATAAAAGATTTTGTTCGAAAATACATCAACGATGCGACTGAACAGAAGTGGATATCTCTACGGGATGAAGTAGGATTGCCGGCATCAGAAATTCCTGAAACCTGTTTAATTGAAGCGAAATAATCAAAACACCGGGCGGCTACGGTCGCCCACTTACAACAACGGAGCAGTAATGCACACAATACCCTCAATAAATCCACACTGGCGAGCAATGGCATTTGATCGCTTTCTCGGCATGTTCAACAGCATCCCGCAGAATCAAGATACAGAATTCAAATCTGAGCGCTGGTATGTACTCAGCGACTGCGGACAGCACATCTATTCAGTTGTAATCTACTTCTGCCACTTCGATAAATGCATCCAGTACAACGCTCAGCGTGTTCGATAATGGATCTGTATATCAAGATGCCGATCAGCCTGCTAGACGAAGATCCGGCGGCTGTATGGCATTACTCGCAACTGTACCTGATGATACTACGACGGCAAAAAATCAACTTGACACAATACGCAAAAGATCACAAACTTAAATACAACACAGCCCGCCGCCTTTTGAGGCTGGCAAAACAACAACGGAGCAACAAATGAATTGGATTATGAATCCAGACTATACAGGCAAGCCGATCAGCATTGACTGGGTAGCACTTGCAAGCACACTCAAGATCACTCTTGCAGAACTAAATCAATACTGGAACAATGGAAGCATCTGTGTATTTAATGGACTCGATGCCATATGCGATTATTATCTTGAATCGGGACTTGATACACCCGCCGTCGATCTACTCAAAGAAGAAATCAGAGAAGGATCAGTGATCTACACTCAACATTTATTTTTCATGTGGTTATAATCCACACAACAACAACGGAGCAACAAATGAAATACGCCGACTATGTCACCAGCAAGCGAGGACAGATCATTTTTAGATTTCTGTCAAACCTTGCGGACCACTACAACAAGAACACATTCTGGATCAAATCACAATACACGCTGTACATTAAAAAGTTCAAGAACATACCTGAACCATATTTGATTCACTCATTCCAAGACTATCTCATGAATGAACTGGAATGGCTGCCAACTGTGAAAAAGGTTGCTGAGTATCTGCACAGCCGCCACGACTTCAAAACACACTGGCACAGCGTACCACTCGATCAGACATATTGCGAGCACTGCCGCACAGACGACGATGGCAAAGAGGGCGGCTTCAGAGAAGTGTATTTTTATGGATACCGTCAGTCACTCCAAAAGAAAGCCGAGGCACATTATAAGGGCGCCTGCACTTGTGATCTAGCCGCCAAGAGTCAGCATCGATCCTATCTAGAGATCATGGACTGGATGCGCGCACAGGATGAATTTGCTGAGATACATTGCAGTTTCTACGATCCAACTAGCGATCGGATTGTGCCAGCACAAGAACAGAGCCACCACCACTGGCAAAAGAAGATCGACGCCGGGATTATTCGCATTGATGAAAATGATCGGATCGCTGCTTGCTGGGATCATCCTATGTGGGGATCTGTGTTCGGTGCCATGATGTGCAAGAGATACGGATTTGAGATGCCGCCTGAAGTCGAGGTGCGCTATCAGGCAACGCGGGACAGATTGAGAAAAGATGATGTACAGTCTAGACATGGAAAGAATCGACGCATGAAGCAGAAGATCGGAGAAGATACGAGCGGCAATTATGTTCCTCCGATGTCACTGGCTGAGGCTATGGGAGCCGCTAAGCGTTGACAGTGCTTGTATAGTTCTATATAGTAAGGGAGATCGCAATGATCTCCCTTTTCTATTTGGAGTACAACATGCCAAAACGCAAAACTAAAGAAATCAGTCAGACAGACAGAGAGAGCACGAAGCAGGACGCAAACACACTCACAATCGAACTGACGCCCGTACAGATACAGCAAATCAATGTATTGGCTCAGGTGGCGCATGGAGAAGATCCAGCCGTGTATTGTCGCAAGATTATCTTGCAGCATGTCGCCGATCGTCTGTATTTGGTGCGGCGATGATGTGCCATGTGTGCGGCTGTGATCCTTGTGATTGTCACGGGGCAACAGTCAAGCATAAAAATATCTGTGTCAGCATGAATCCTGAGAGCCTGAAGCAACTGAAAGAAATACACGACAAGACAGGCAAAAGCAAAAGCAGAATTGTGCGCGATGCCATCAAGAGAGAACACAAGGAGATCAGAAAATGAATGATCATTCAGTCGGCGAGTTTGTACGGATTGACAAGTTACAGCCACACCACAAGAACCCAAGACACAACGATCACGCTGTGGATAGTATCGCAAACTCGATCAAGCGTTTTGGATTTACTAGCCCAATCATTGCAAACAAAGACGGCACTATTTTGGCGGGGCACACACGCTGGAAATCAGCAAAGAAACTGAATCTAGATACAGTGCCCGTTGTATATGTGGATCTCTCTCCTGTTGATGCTGAATTGTTGATGATTGCCGATAACAAACTCGGAGAAAAAGCCGACTGGAATACGGATCAACTGTCTGATCTTCTTACTGGATTGAAAGAGCAAGGCGAGGATCTAGACGTGCTCGGATTTGAACAGCATGAACTTGATGAACTATTGGAGGATCTAGACGCTGATCCATTTGGCGACAGTGAGCCAGTAGACGCAATCGAGCCGCCGCCCGTTGAATCGGATCTTGATTTCAGATTGTTGAAAGGCAACTGTCTAGACATGCTGAAAGAGTTACCCGATAACAGTATAGACTCAATCGTAACTGATCCCCCTTATGAGTTGGGATTCATGGGAAAATCATGGGACTCAACTGGGATCGCTTACTCTGTCGAACTGTGGGCGGAGTGTCTGCGAGTATTGAGGCCCGGCGGGCATCTTGTAGCCTTTTCAGGATCTCGCACTGTCTTTCCGATGGGCGTGGCTATTGCTGAAGCAGGCTTTGAGGTGCGAGATATGATCAGTTGGATATATACAAGCGGATTTCCTAAGAGTTTGAATCTATCAAAGGCGATTGATAATAAACTTGGAGTATCTGATCAGCGTGAAGTTATAGGACATGATAAGAACTTTGGCAAAAGCAAAGATAACATTTATGGAGATTATGCTGGGCACTGGGACATTACAAAGCCTGCAAGCCCACAAGCGCAACAATGGGAAGGCTGGGGCACAGCACTCAAGCCCGCACAGGAGCCCGCAGTACTTGCAAGAAAGCCGATTGATTCTGACTGTTCAAGTATTGCCGAGAATGTCTTAAAATGGGGCACAGGGGCGATCAACATAGATGCTGGGCGTTTTGCTTATGGGGATGATTGTTGGATTGATCAAAGAGAATATCAATCAGGAGGAAAATCGCAAGATAATAAATTTCATAATTTAGATCAAAGTGATTTTAAAATCATTGAAAGAACACCCGCGCATAAATTAGGGCGATTCCCTGCAAACGTCTATCAATGCAAGAAGCCACAACGATCAGAGAAAGAACAGGGGCTTGATCATTTGACAGGCAAGACAGGCGCAGAAGCAACACAGCGCAAAGAGGGATCGGACGGCTTGAACAGTCCACGAGCGGGCGCTGGTCGTACTGCTGAACACGTCAAGAACTTTCACCCAACAGTAAAGCCGATCAAGTTAATGCGCTGGCTCTGTCGCTTGCTGACTCCACAAGGGGGCACAGTGCTCGATCCGTTTCTAGGCAGTGG